CCTTTTCATTAGATGTCGATTGGAAACCAAAGGAATTCCAAGACCCAGTATTCTTTTGTGGAATTTCCTGCAAGAAGTCAGTTAAGTACCCGTATTCATTCTCTACTCTAATTAAATAATTCGGATTCAACATTTTGATTCGTTGAATTCCAGCCTTTGGATTATTTAAATCGACTACCAATTCAACGAAGCAATCACCGTACTTTACCGTATTTCTCGTGATATCCCAATAATGTCTATCAAGCTTGATAGACTTAAACATACGCTCAACTTCCTTAATTGTAGCTTGTGACCCAGCTTGAACTTCCCAGCGTCTATTCTTATGATCTCTTTGTGTAGCATCGTCAGCGTAAATATCAAATGCTGCGCCGACTTCAGGGTACTCGTCCATGGATTCAAATTGGGAGTATCTGTTCTTTCGGTTATTTTCTAGTTCGGGAATAAATGGCGATCTGATTAGCGATGGATTACCACCCGGAGCTTGGCTAATAACATTTGGATTTATAATTGTATCGCCACCCATAGGGTGGATAGGGATGGGCTGCGTGGGGGAATCCGACTGTTGTGCCACATAAGGAGCAGCCTTTGTAGCAAAGAATCTTCCCCACCACTTGCCGAATACGCCTAGTGGATTAAACCAAGGTGTTGCTGCCGCAGATGAATTTGGATTTCCAAATGCGGTTTCGCCCATTTCATTTAATTGCTTTTGCCTAGAATCCATTTAACTTCCTCTATGGGTAAACCTTTAAAGTATTTTGCAGAAGCGTCCCGCCTATCTGAGATAGACAATGGCTCTGGAGAGTTGGGTTTCAATTTAGTTAGTAAGTTTGGAGATGTAGCCAATAGTTTGTTCAACCCATGAACAGCTAGCTTCAAAGCGGAAATAAGATCGTCATGCTGGCCTTTGGCAGCTTCGACCCGTCCGCTCTCCTTTATTTCAAATGACAAGAGTTCTTTTACCAGTCTTTCGGAATTAACAGTAACTTTTCTGTTTCTAACTGCTTCTTCCATGTCTGATAACAGTACTTCATTATTGTTAGAAGTAATGTTTATTCCCATCTCATTCCGGTCATCAAACCAGATGTTTTCGTATTCTTGACGCTCAAACAACTCAGATACAAGATTTGCGCCAATACCGTTGCGTTCAGGAATTACTTTGCACATATTGTAATAAATCCCCTCGCGTGCGACTATTTCAGCAAATTCATTGATTGGAGTCTTGTTAGAATAAAACTCAGCAACCTGTTCTCCATTATATGCATTTAAAATAACAAATGAAGAGTAATCTAACTCTCGTCCGAGAGCAGTGTCCACACCCATAACATAATCATGATATGGAACAGGTTCTTTCCACACGCGCATGCGACCCTGATATTTTGTATCATACTTGTGATTAACATTCTCATGCAGGAACTGTAAAGACTCCCCATCAATGTAAGTTGATCCAGTACCAAGGAATTCTTTTTCATATTCCTGTCTCCACCGCCTAAGTCCAATGTTTCGTTTAGTTATTTCTTCGAAACGATTAACATCGTACTTCTTATCTTTCTCGCGGATGTACTCGTACAACCAATCATACTTCTCATTATACTTGTATTGAGGATGTTCCCACCATTCGATATCAATTAAGTTGAACTCGTTTCTCCCAGCTTTAGCTTCTTGATAAGTGTTAAAATACCAATTACCCATACCATTAACGGTAGATAACACAAATACACGACCACCTGTGGAAATAATTGAATAAACCGCAGCCCAAATGTCATCAATGTGTTCAATGAATGCTGCCTCGTCAATCATCAAGAAGTAAGAAGCTAGTGATCGACCTGAGGTCTTCTTGGCTGGTCTAGCTTTAATTTTATTGCCGTTTGATAATTCTAATGTGTGCTTGTTGTCTCCACCACGAACAATCTTGGGTTGCATCCAAGGTGGAAGCTCGTCATACATAATCTTAATTCTAGACAAGATTTCAATCGACTCAGTATCACCAATAGAAAGAATAGTGATAGTTTTATTCTTTTGGAATACTGCCATGTGCATGATGTACGCACACCCGATGGTAGTACAACCTGCCTGTCTAAACTTACGAAGGAAATTAAATCGATTAGTTTCTAAATTATCAATGATTCGCTCTTGGAATGGAAACAAATCAAATGGAACTAATCCCAACAACTGATGCTCGACCTTGATGTAATTCTTGATAAAATACTTAACATCGTTCTTACACTTAAGGAACTCGTCCTTAAGCTCTTCCTTGTTCATTTCTTTCCAAGACTTCTTTTTTACATCAGGCAGCATTTAAATTTAATATTCCTCAACTATCATTATAGTTATGAGCAGTATAAGATATTTTGCTTTAATACCTACTAAAAGCACAGAGTTAAAACAAATAACTAAGGATCTACTATCTTATTTAGCTAAGACAGGTGTAGATGTAATATTATTACCAAATAAAAAGTCTATTTTTGGTGCTTATGAGCAGGGTTTAAACTTAATTAAGGAAAAAGGTGCTCAACCAAACGATATAGTTATTTTATGTCACGATGACATAGAAATAATGAACAGCCCTGAACACTTCAGAGAAAACTTGCATGTTCTATCTCAGAACTATAAGTTAGGGTTTGCTGGACCCGCAGGAACAACTTTCTTAGGCGATAACGCAGTATGGTGGGATCATCAAGTTTGGAAAGAAGGACTGCATAGTGGATTCGTATTGCATGGAAATAAGTTTAACCAGCATTCAACTTACTACGGAGAATACCGTAGAGTAGTCGTTCTGGATGGACTGTTCCTAGCAGCCAGATACCAAACCTTGAACAACATAAAAGTCTCAAGACCAGAGTCCTTCTTGGGTCTTTGGGACTTCTACGATTTGTATTACACGATGCAAGCCCACAAACTAGGGTTGCACAATACGACAATGCCTTTCTTCATTCGCCATGAGTCCATGGGTGAACTAGCAGGACGAGAATCTTGGCACATGAACAGGGAGGCATTTAAGGCAATGTACCAACTACCAGAAAGGATTTAATATGATACTACTAATGTTTATACTATTCTGTTTCAGCTTTGCTGCCATTATGGCATTCTCCAAGATAACTCAACCAATAAGAGATCACTTGGAGCAAAGAGGCCCTTGGGCATATAAGTTTATCTCATGCCCAATGTGCATGTCGTTTTGGCTAGGCTTGATGGGAAGTTTTATCCTACCAGCAGCAATAGTGCCAACCATCTACCCAATTTATAATGCATTCCTAGCTTCGGGTGGATCACTCATACTCCACACAATAGTTTGGAGATTGGCTTTGAAGGATAAGGATTTCTGATAAAAACGGCCCTAGTTAGAATTTAACCTAACTAGGGCCACCTACTGCATCCCCGGCTACAACGAGCTACAGGGCGAAGCATGTATTGAACTGAAGTCCAAATAGCCATTATTATTACCCTCCTCCCTCCTATTATATACCGTCCCCAACCAAAGGAATTAAAAAAATGTATACACCCAAGCCAATCAATTTCAGTATCGTCCGTCAGAAGAAAGATAATTATAACTGGTACTCGGTTACCATGGAACACAATGGCAACTTCTACATCATAAAGGAATACTCCAAGTCCAAGGCCCGGGCTATGGACTACATCCGAAAGATTAGAACCGGATCCTACAAAAACATCCAAACCATCCATGGCTGAAATACTCATGGCAATCGGAACCGTGATCATGGGTGCAGGATTCTTCCTGTTCATATGGTCCGTTGCCGAATACTGCTCTCATAAAGACAAGTGATCCCGTCTAAACTAGTTCTAATCTCCTTCTACCTAATTCATGGGACCCAAAAATTTTTAGGATTGTTTAAATTCTGGAAATAAGGGACCCATATTTTTTTAGAGTTGGTTTTTTTAAAATGTTAGGAGTCCCTACCGTACCGGATATGGAGGCTGTGCGGCTTCGCACATGGGACCCTAAGCGTCAAATCCTCCGGTGGGCCGCGAACATAAGTATTTGCAATAAAAGCACTTACAGCGATAAAAATAA